CTATCTGTATTGTCTAGTAACCATCTCTGTATACTGCTACCACCTGTTTTAGGAATATGTATAAAGATAGATTTTTCTTTAATTATTACTGCCATTAATTAATGATCATATAGAATAGTATTCTCAGGGTTAACTTTTACAGGCTTGCAGTATGCAGTAATTCTATGCTCTGCTGGCACTTGCGAGCTACTTCCATAATTTCCATATTGATTTGGAATACGTCTAGCGTAATATTGACATACATCTATACTTCTAAAATACATAGAATTAGGCTGCTGTTGATCTGCTATAAGAACTATTAACATAAATGCGTGTATCAACCATTCCTACTTTCTTTTGCCGCTATGGAATATATCATCTTCTGTAACTATACGAAACAATATACCCTTTTGTTTGCACCATGCTCTAGCAGCTTCCCATTTTGCTTGATTAACTACCCACGATGCTTGGTTATATTTACTTTTGCCTAAGTTTTCTTTAAATGCTTGATTCTTAGGTTTTACTTCAATTAGTTCTACACGTTGCTTGCCTTTTTGATCGTTATATACAATAAAAAAATCTGGCACATAAATTGTTTGTTTACCTGATAAGGGATTTCTATAAGGTATGCGTACTGCTTCACTTGCCCATGATGATATAGCTTTATGCTCATCACAAAATTTCATAAAAGTAAATTCCCAACCAGACCTATATGTAGGAGTTTTTGATCCTACATATTTGCTTGGGTTTTTGAGATTATATTTACCTTGGGCAAAGTGTGCCATGTCAATTTATAATATTACGTTGATCAAATAATTCAGAAGTCTGAGGTGGCTTATACCCTAACTTGCTAGTCTTAGGACGATTCATATTTAATATTTGTGTTATAACATTATTTAACTGGACGTCACTAATACCGGCTATTGTATCTAATAACTGAAATACTGGTACTTGATCTATATCTGCTTGTTGCAATAATACGCTAGCAGTATTAATTGCAGAAACTTTTTCAAATCCTCTTTTTAAAAAGAATCCAATTACAGCATCTACTTCGCTAGCATTAAAATTTATATCAGTTTTGTAATAGTTATTAAAATATTTTTTTTGATCTTCTGAATTATCTTTGTCAAATGTAGATCCAATATTTTTTCCTGATTGTGCATCACTCATGTTAATATACTTCCTTTACTTAATTCTATAGCATCAGTAGCAATTTCAGCTAATTTTTTATCGCCTGAAATAGCTCGATTAATTAAAATACCTTCGATTGCTGATTGCGATGCTGTATTTGAAGAATTATATGACGATAAAGTTTCTCCAGGTAGTGCATTAATATTTAACGCTCTAGCAATATAACTAGACTTTGCTGATGGTCTATTATTAAATTCTCTTAATATGTTATCACCGTCTAGTATTCTTCTATTACCAGAATCTAAAGTTGACGGACTTTCTTGGCGTCTACCATCTACATTTGGTACAACTGCTCCTAGTAGTCCTCCAGTTGATCCTCCAGCAAATAAGTCTAAAAGACCTAATCCTATACTGCCAGTGCCATTACTTGAATTAGAAAATAACGAATCTCGACGTGACCGTTGATTTCTTACTCTAGGTAGTACATTGTTTCTTCGCTGTCTATTAGGATCAATAAGTGTAGGTATTCTAGATAGTATATCTACTGTTTTAGACATGCTATTACTCCAGCTACCTAATGGACTCATTACGTTATCATAACGTGTTTCAGGATCTGTAAATGCTAGAGGTTCGCCTTGCTCGTTTACAGTACCATTTGAGTATATCACGCTTTCATACGATACTGTAATACTATTAGCATTCCATGAACTTGCATCGCTAGATTCTACACTTCCGTGATCAAATGCAGTGATTAATGGATTTATTAATGTGTATGCAAACCACTGTCTTTTAGCTAGCTGGTAAATTCTTATATATCTAAAAAACGGATTAGTTTTTCCGTTGTTTAATCCATAATTAGGAACAGTTTCGTCATACTTGTCTCTAGCTTTAAATGCATTAGATGCAGAAAAGAATCCTGAAGAGCTTTGTTGGTCTCTATGATTACCGTCAACATAATAATATTTGTAATAGTCTTCTAAAAGACCTCTAGTAAGACCTAAATTATCATCATGAAATCGTATGTTAACATCTTGATAGTCTAGGCGTGTTTGTATATTCTTTTTTCTATTATACTGTTGTTTGTTTTCAACACTAACTCTATACTGTGGTAAGTCTGCTTGGTTAACTAGCACTCCAATTTCTTTTTGGAATCTAGCAGTATTACTACGATATTGATGCCCAACTTCGTCAGACATATCAAAAACAACATGGTATAAGTATTTGGTTTTAGGTGCTAGTGCAAAGCCATGCTCAGTGTACAACTGGTGTGCATGCCTAGCATCGCGTAGATGTACATCTAAACCCGAAGTGTCTCTTAAATAGGAATCTTGAAAGCTCATACTAATATTTATCCAATACAGTAAAGTACGTATATAAAAAAAGCGAAAGTAATAGTTAAATTACTTCCGCCTTAAATACCAATCAGTTAAGTTTTATATTATGTTACTTGAGTGCCGCCTGATGCTGCGTTCAATGCTCTAGTAGTTGTTTCACCAATACCATTGACATCTTCATCTGCACCAAACTGTATAGCATTATCATAACGAATAGCAATTGTTGTAGTCACTGCTTCGTTAGTTGCATATGCTAGTGTATTATAATTTGCTGATTCAATATAGCAACCAATTAAATGGAACCTATCAATTACATTTGCGCCACTTGCTCCGTTACCACCATCTAGTATTTCAATTCTAGTTTGGAACTTGTATGTACCACTAGATACTGCACTAGACTGTTCAAAGAAATCAAACTGTCGTTGTAATTGCTGACCAATTATCTTTTGTACGTTATTGTTAGCATCTTCACGTAATGTGAGTGTTACTGGTTCCCAAGTATGCTTACCTGCTAGGTAAGTTCTTGAGTTATAAGCATCAAGGGTCATTTGCTCAAAACTAACGTTTGGGCGTGTGACGTCTTGTACTTGTCTCGAAATTTCTCTAACACCATCTGGACCGCCAGTAGTACCAAAGTTATCTAAAAATACCCTAAAGCGATATTGTAACTTAGGCATTAGTAATGACGAGTTAGAATTCGCACCCTCAGTGGGTATTGAAATATTCTGTAATGTTGTGATTGGCATCTTGTCTATTCTCCTAATACATTATTATTTATACGTTTATGAGGGGTAAATTCATACCCCTCATTAACTGTGTATATTATCCTAATGCTGCAATTTCACCTGTGTTTTTCAGTCTTAGCGGTATGTAAATAAATTCAATTGCTTTAACTGGCTCAATAGCTACATCTAGATATAGCTCGTTTCTATCAATCCTTGCTGGTGTGTTATTAGATTCATCACACACTGTAACAAAGTCATAAAGTGCTCTTAGACTTACTAATTCTAACATCAGTTGATCTGCAGCTGCTTTAATTTGATCCCGTGTAATTTTATCATTTGGCTCAAACAAGTATGGTTTAGCTAAAAGCTCTAACTGGCCACGTAAGTAAACAACTAAACGTGCTACGTTAACTCTATCTAATGCACTTGCATTTCTTGCACGAGTCTTTTGACCAAATACTACTAATCCCGCTCCGCTTAAGAACGTAATTGGATTAATTTTATTTGAGTACAATGTATCGCGCTGTCCAGTGTTTAATGCAACTGATTTAAATTCGCCTTCGCTAGTAATATAACCACTTGAAGTAGCATTTGATACTCCGCCTCGTCTAGTTCCTGCTGGAGCAAACCAGGGGAACGCCACTTGGTCGTTTAGTACCATTGTACGTAGTGCCATATGACTTGGAGGAACAACAACATTGTTACCAGCATTATCACTTGAGAAGCCCCATGGATAATACATACCCATATACTCATCAAAGCTAACTGCTCCGTTATCATTATCTTCCAATGCAACTCTAACGTTTGCACCCCAGTTATTAAGTGAAGTAGCATCTGGTGTTAGTCTTGCTGGTGTGTCACCTACAACAAATGCTGTTAAGCGTCTGTCAGTATTAAGTGTAATCATTTCGCCAATTAGTTCAGGATAACCTGGTGTTGCCATTAAGTTAAACTGACGTGATTCTTCATCACGTATATCTTGGTTGCTATTGACCATTGATTGTAGTGCTTGTACAACTGACTTACGCTGTGCATGACGTCCAAATGTGCCTGAACCATCTTCTGCGTTGCCTGAATCAGTTACCCAACGATGTGGATAATAGTTTGTCATTGACGCATCGCTCATTCTAACATTAAGTGCAGTTAACGTAATACTATTACGTGTGTACTTCTTAACATTAAATCCGCTTCTGCGTAAATTCCAAAGCAGCATTCCTTGTGGATATAGTGCTGGATCTGGAGCATCTGGATCTAAGTGGTCGTTTGTTAATAAATCTACAATAGTTCCTGTTGGTGCTTCTGTAGATGTACCACCGCTTGTTCCCCATCTTGCGTCTCCAAATAATACACCATTCTCTGTAGTTTGATCTGCTTTATCAAGCAATACCCACTTACTTAGTGTATTATTCCATCTGTAAATTCCTGGATAGTTTTCAACACTAGCTGTACTAATCCAAATATCACCTTCAACAAGTGCAGTTAAGTCTGACTGTGTTGTTGGTTCAGACGCTGCTACAATTGGTCCTAATGGATCACAGTTAGCATATGCGCCACTATAATTATGATAGCCTACCCAAGTAGTACCATTGTGGATCATAAGATCTACTTCGTCTACTATTGAGCTGTACCATAATGTACCATCTGCTGTTAAGCTAGTTGGTGCTGTTGTTGAAGCTGTATAAGTTAACTCTTTCCAATTTGAAGCAACCCAATCACTTGCAGCATCGCCTGATGGTGCAGTATACAAGTTACCTGTTCCTGTTGAGTTAGTATAGTTAAACACACTAAATCCAGCAAGTGCTAATAAGCCGCCTGTGTCTTTAATACGCATTTCGCCGCCTAGCTTGTGCGAAATAATAACTTGGTTATTAGCGTTAACTAACGCTGTTACATTTACAAATCCTGCTGCGTTAATTTGTGTTGCTACAACATCCGCATCACTTGCTGCGCCAGCAGTAGTTACTGAAATAGTTTTTGCACTATCTAATGCTAACGTAGATGCCTTTGACTCTTGTAAAGTAAATGCGTATGTACCTGCTGTTAAGTTAGTTGTAACTTTGGTGCCTGTAATTGTTGTTGCTCCAGTTGCTGCTCTAGTATAAATTTTACTATTAGCAATAATTGGTGTAACTTCTTCAGCATTAGTGTTTACGTAAAGTGAACCTAATGCAATACCTGCGCCACCGCCTGCTTTGTTTAAACCATAAATTGCAGCTTGAGCTGTATCATAAACTGGTCCTGTTACTGTTGCCCAAAGCTGTGTAGCACTTGAGTACTTTTTAACTTTATAGTTTGCGCCACCGTTTGGAGTAGTTGTCTTAATCCAAAGACTTCCTGTTGGTGCTGGTGCTGCATCTGTACTCTTGTATTGCGGTACACTAGTATGTGGTGCAATAGTAAGCTTAGGAGCTTCATATGTAGCTGCTGTTACGCCTGCTACTGTAAGAATAGTTCCTGTGCCGTTTGCTAATACAACGTCTGCACCTGTTGAGTAAATTTCAAGTGTGCCGTCTACTGCCGCTGCACTAATACCACTAATCGCCGCTGTGTTAATATCACTAACTAAGCTAGATATTGTAGTACCAGCAAGTGTAACTGTTGAACTATTAATTACAATAGTATTTCCATTTACATATGTTCCGTTAGCTACAGTACCTTTAACTGATGCATGACTAGCTACCCATGCTGTTGATCCAACCTCAACCCATGATCCTGCCGCGCCTGCTGCACTAGAATGTCCTGGAGTTTTATACCAAAATCTATTAGTAGTAGTAGTTGAAGTAACTGCGTAATCGCCAATTGCTCCAATGGATGTTTTTGGTGCTCCACTATCAACTTGTGTAGTTAATGTAAGTACTGTTGGTGTTTGAGATGAAAAACTCTGCCCGCCAGTTACCTGAACTCCTGCACCGTTCCATTCTAAAATACCAAATTTAGTATTAAGTGTATCAAACCAATGTGCTCCGTCTGCTGGAGCGCCGCCTGGTGCTGATGCACTTGCTTCTAATTTTCCTAAGTCTAAATCTGCTCTTACTACGTAAGCCCTATTTGTTACGCCCAATAATGAATATGCTGTTTGTAGACCATATTCATTTAATTCGCCGCCGTGTATCATATTTCCAGTTGCGTCTGAATAAAATTTTGGATCTCCAAATAAATCACCAAGCTCTCGTTGACTGGTGATTAAGTAAGGGGTACCAGCGTTTGTTTTAAGTGTTCCTGCTGCTGTGCCTGTTCCCGAACTACTCTTTTTGTTGCTTGCAGTAGCAACAAATATCATCGGTACTGTGCCAGCTGCTGCTGGGGTATAAAAGCTTTCGTCAATTACGGAAACTTGTACGCCTGGTGATGTTAATGCCATGTTATTTCTCCTGTTGGAATGTTCTGCTCAGTTGTATTTATATTATTATCTTAAAAACACCTTATATAACCATGTTAAAAAGGTACCATAAAGGTGAGCTAAATAAAAGTATGAGACCTTTATGCACATGTAAGCAAAGACCGGCTGCTATTAACTACCGAAAAGAAGGTAAAACCTATTATCGAAAATTATGTGAGCGATGTTTGCGTAACGGGGAA